CTGAACAGGAGAAAGCAGATAAAGCTGAACAGGAGAAAGCAGATAAAGCTGAACAGGAGAAAGCAGATAAAGCTGAACAGGAGAAAGCAGATAAAGCTGAACAGGAGAAAGCAGATAAAGCTGCCAAAGAGTCTATTTTATAACATTTAAACATTCAAACATGAAAAAATTATTGATTATAGCGATTTTAGGTTTTGCATCGACGGTGTCCATGCAGACCCACGCTCAAACCGTAGTACAAGACCTGTATTCAAATCCCGCCTCAGGCACTAAGAAAGTAGATACCGTTATCAATACCGCTACCGTTACCATGACGGCTTTAGCGGTTACGGGAACGCCCAAACAGACCACCGTATTTGTTAAGTATGGTAAGTTGTCCGGTACTGTTGCCGGGGTCGCGACTTTGAAAGGATCTTTAAACGGTTCCGATTGGGTTACGGCCGATACACTTACATACACCGTCACTGATCTGGCAACACAGAATAAAGTCTGGCTGATTGATGGCGCACCCTTTCTGTTTTACCGGGTTGAGACGGTTGGCTCCGGAACATCATCTTATACGGTTGCGGGGCAAATTTTATCAAGAAAATTATAATTAATCATGCCTTTAATAGATTTAAACTACTTCGTAAGAGAACTGCAGATCGGGCAAATTGAACTGCCTGTAGTCTCTAATCCCGTTCGTGACTTTATTAAAGTTTACGAACCGCAATTTCTTACCTTGTTATTAGGTAAAGACTTGTATAAGGATTTCACGGATGGTTTAGCTTTAGATCCTGTTCCGCAAAAGTGGCAGGATCTAAAAGCTCTATTGATCGATACGGATTTGAAAGTGTCACCGATTGCGAACTATGTTTACTGGTTCTACATGAAAAACAGCAATACCAGGACCGGCGGAATAGGTGAGGTAAAACCCAATGCGGAAAATGCGCAGACGGTGAATAATCTGGATAAAAGGGTGTATGTGTGGAATGAAATGGTTTCATGGGTATGGCAAAACGCTGATGAACTTAAAACTTATCATGATGATGACATTGAAACGGATAAACCCTGGTTTGTTATTAACCCTTCCACCTACAGAGGTTGGGAGTTTTGGCAATATTACAAAGAGTGTCCTTTTGAACCCGTTAATTCTTTAGGGATCTGATATGGATAAGCCCATTCTTATACCGAGATTATTTACAAAGATCGTTGAACGCACGAGCCTTAAACTGGTAAACAGTTTAAGAGATGTTGATGAAGCTATTACAGGCATACATTACATTTACGGGCACCCTTTAGAAGTACTGAACACTTTAATGCTGATGTCCGGGGATGCGGATCTTCGATTTAAAAAGTACCCTTTGATAACTTTGTTCTTAGATATTAAAGAAACATCTTCGCCGGGCTTTTACAGTGAGGCGGATTTACACTTTTTAATCATAACAGGCACCAATCCGAACTATACTGCGCCTCAAAGGGAGGATTTCTCTTTTACACCTATTCTACACCCTATTTACGGTGAATTTATAGAACAGATACGTAAAAGCGGCTTATTTTCTTTTGAAGGTAGTACGCCGAAACCATACGAACGATTTGATCGTTTATTTTGGGGTAAAGAGGGCCTGTACGGTGTAGAGGGTAATATTTTCAATGATAATATCGATGCGATAGAATTCAAAATAAGGCTAAAAGTAAAAACACAAAATTGTTAAAATTATGATAAACGAATTTAAATGTTCCCAGGTAGGCGGGGCAAATACCGGAATTGACGACTGTTCACTACAGATCGGTAAAATAGTAGGCTTTTTTCTCGTTTGGCCAAGTTTCACGTTAACAGCAGCAAATCTGTTAAACGACGGAGCTTTAAAAACGGCTATGCTGGCCGCGGCTAGTGCGGATATTCCTTCACAAAGGATTTATCCCGTGCACATGCTTGAGGACATCACTGATAACAGTGCAGAACCGCAGCAACAGACGTTCGGCTATGGAACAGCCGTTGATACCGATAACGGTACTTACGATTGGACTTTCCCCTTCTTAAAAGGCGGTTTGTGCTTGCTAAAAGCTTTACAGATGTTCAACAAATCAAGTATCCGTGTCATTTTTTATGATGCTGAAGGTACTTTGTTCGGACAAAAAGTCGGTGATACTTTGAAAGGTATCCCGCTTAATCAGTTTGTGGCGAATAAATGGACCCCGGCGACAGGCACCACAGTGATGGGTACTTCGGTTAAATTTAATTTCCAGCCTAAATATATTAACGAACAGATTGGTTTCTACAAAGTAACCGATTTCAGTTTCGAAGATATTGAAGGTTTAAGAAATGCTTCGCTTTCCCTGGCTGCGGCTCAGGCAAGCCCTGTATTTAAGTTTAAAGTTCTTGCGGGATGTCAGAAACTTGATCTGTTTGATCTTTATGAAGACGAACTGGCTGATGAAAATTTGTGGGAATTTTTTAACGCAGACACCGGCGCATCTGTCGGGATAACGTCTGTTGCCGCAGATACCGGTCTTAAAGCTTTCACTGTTACCCTTGTTGCCGCTGATATTCTTGCAGCTACACGTATCACGGGTAAATTGGCCGCTCCAAGCGTTTTAACTGCTGCAGGTTTAACGCATCTGGATAGCGTGACATTCACCTTCACTAAAGTGGCTTAAGTTGGCTACGGGTAAAATAGCGTGGAATCTCAAGTATGTTAAAAAGATGGATAAAAAAGAATTCATCAAAACATTCACGGGGGTTTATCCGGATGTTAATCTGGATGCGGAATACGATAAGATCAATCCGCCCGCTGAACCTGAAAAACAGGCAGAAAAAGAGCGTTAAAAACGAAAAAACCCCTTAGCTAAATGTTAAGGGGTTTTTTGTTAATCTTTTATTTCTTCTTTGAAGTTTGGCCCGGCTTCACCCAGGTAAGCGGCTATCCTTTCGTGCATTTCTGTTTGGTCCGCATCGCTGAACCCTCTAAACCTGGACCGGCACGGGTAAACGTCTTTGACCGGTGCATTCTCTCCTAGTTCCTTATAGTTTTCAACTTCTACAACCAACGACCACCCGAAAGCTTGCAAAACTAAGTTCACAAACATGAAGAGTCCTGATTTCCTAAACTCTTCCCAGGTTTTTCGCTCTAAATTTTTACTCATTTTTTCCATATTTATCTATTTAATTATTGGCCTGACATCCAGTCCGCCTTTAAAAATGTGATCGAGCATCTGCGGTTTGTTGCGCATCTTCTGGCACTGTTTTAAAGTCGGCCTGTACCATTCTTGTGTAGGTTCTTTTTCGGGATCTACATCTTTGTAAAATGTGCTTTGCGCGGTATGCCCGCACTTTTCGCAGGTGTGCATAAAAGGTGTTCTACCTTCGTGTATATCAATCGTTTTAGTGATATGCAAGCATTTAGGTTGCAAACAGGTATAGCAGTTGATTCGGTCGTCTTTTGCAGGTTCTGTTTTGATCTTTGAATAGAGGCGTTCTACCTCTCTCATTGACATTGATTTTTTACTCATTTTATGGGATTAAAAGTTAATCTAAATGTGAAGTTTGTTACCTGTTCACCTTTCGGTGGTACATGACTCACGGTTCCGCTGGTTACAAATTCACCGTTTTTATCGAACAGATACCCGGTGTGGTCGGAGAAAAGTTGCATTTTAGAGCCGTCATCGTCGAATATTTCTGCCACCAGCTTCGGGGCTTCAGGTTTGGGTAGTGCGCCCAAACTTTTTAAAATTTTAAACGTTGCGTGCATGTAGACATTGTTCTATGTACTGGTTAATAATAAAAGCAATTTCCGGTGCGTAAGGCATCACTTTAATAAGCTCAGGCGTGACCCCATTGTTTTCCAGGAAATAACGTACTTTGTCCGGATCTATTTCAGCGGAAACCACCGCAAAAGGTTCAATACGGTTAAATGTGTGCTTTAAAACAACGTGATAAATTTGCGGCATCCCGTGCGTGTATCTGAGTATTTCAGCAGTGACTACGCTGTTAAAATGATCCAGGACGTTATTAAAATTGGGCAAACACTCAACCGAACCGGTGTACCCAACGTTTGAACAGAATGTTAAATTTTCCACCATGGCTTTTTAGCTTTACGTACCATTTCGTTTAAATTGTTTTTCAGACCATAATTGCCCACAGTTCTATGAGAGCCGTAGCCTGCTGCTAAAGCTGCTGATTTCGCACGAGAAGATATGGGCTTTAATTTTTCCATGATCGTTGCCCCACCTTGATAGCCCATCGCCAATAATACCCGCTGTTCTGCAGATTTAAGATCCGCAAAAATAACGCACGATATATTGCGCCTCGTAAGAAAGTATTTATAATGATTGTATTCACGGAGCAGCTGCAATCTTTTTTGCATAAGTGCAGATCTGTGCATGATTTCATAAAATGGTGCGGGTTCATCTGTTACGATTTCATCGTGAACCCAATTATCTCTGTTTGATTCTATCCAGGTGCTACACCTTAAAGTTAAAATCTGTATCTCCATGGTAAGCGCCAAACATTCTAATCTGATGTCCAGTGCTTTTTCTAAATATTCGGTGGATATTTTCATAAGCCAAATGTATTACATTTTGTATTACTTATTTGTATCATTTACGTTACATTTAAGATTTTCAGATAGAAGATAAAAACGTTTATTATCCGATGGGTAAAAATCAACCAGGCGTTTTCGGTTATACAGTAGGATTTCAAAACACTTAACCAGATAAGCTATCCGGCTCGGATGTTTTTTGTATTCCGGGGCTTTCAACCGCAGCACTACCAGATCCATGTCCATATTTAATTTCAAAGCCTCTAACTTCTGATCTATAATGTGAAACCTTGAGTCAATATCCATGGTCAAATATAAAAGGTTTTAATTTATGTACCCGGTACCAATTATGTTACGTATATTTGAAATCATTATTCGGCTTTTTCGCCCGTCCATGTTGTGAAATACGGACGGGTTTTTTATTGTAACGGATTTGTTATTTTGATGTAAAATATAAAAACGTATGTTTGTACTGCTGGTCAAGTAGCGGCGCTAATGATGGTGTGCAATCTTCGGAGAACATCAACCCTTAAACACCCGCAACATAACTCGCACAGACGGTTGAGCGGGTGTTTATTTAAGAAATTACGTGCCAACGTGGATAGGTTGTTTAACCAATCATGAAAGGGTTGCATTTATGCAGCCTTTTTTTATTACATTTGTTTTCATGACCATTGCCGAAGCATATAGACGCGTTGAAGCCCTTAAGCTGAGGGAAAAACTGCCAGAACTGGTGGCAGGTACGTCCTATGAGATCACAGCTTTAAACCAGTTTGCCCTTTATAACTACGGTGTAGACTCGCTGGATCGTAAACTCGCAAAATACAAATCCAAGTATTACGCCCGTCAGAAATTCTACCAAAATAATCGCCCGGGCTTCGGGATACCGGATCTTAGATTGACAGGTAGGCATTATGCCGGTATGTCTGTTCTGATCTCAGGTTACACGTATAAGGTGGTCAGTAATGTACCTTATTCAGAAAAGTTAGTACAGCAATACGGCCCTGCTATCTATGGGTTAAGTAAAGATAACAAGCGTATTTACCGCACAAATACTTTAATGCCCGCTGTTCGTAAGTATATTTCTCAGATAACCGGATTTGTTTTCAGATGATAAGAACACGTAAAACTTTCACGGGCTGTAAGGATCTCCCATTATATAACTTCATTCAGGTGCTCGTTAATGAGGATATGGACTATCTGTACAGTGAACGGGGAACCTGGTTCAACAGAAATGGCGATCTTATGCCGCTTTGGGAGACTATCTATAACGAATATCTTTTATTGCTGGGCAACAAGAAAAACAGTTTTCTGCTTTCCCTTCTTAAACAGATAACTTTCTTAAATAATCGCATAGAACTGATCGCACGGATATGCACGGCTTTATCAGGCTATTACGATACCGAATTGTGTAGTTTGTTGAAACGTATGGGTTTCAATTTCCCTTTTACCCCCGAAACACTGGAAAAGGATATTAAAAAAACACTTATAGGCGCAAAATCCATCATACTTAAACGCAATGAAACGCAGGGCGAATTAGAAGCTTTACAAGCGGATGAAGATTCGGGCGAAGTCACGGAGATGGACTTTTATGCGCTGGTTGCGCAGATCAGCAAATACATGCAGATCAGCATAGACCCTAAAAATACTACCGTAGCGCTTTTTATGGCGTATGTTAAACAAGCTAAAAGCGATACCAGATGAACAACGAAAGCATAGAAGAACTAATAAACCCGAAAGCATTCGCCCAACTGGAAATGCTGCTGGAAAAAATAGGGATCGCCCGTTCTGAGTTTTCGGGTTTCGCTCTTGACGTGGAAGCCGCTAACAAAGCTATTTCCGGATCTAAAGCGCCTAAAGACTTCGAAGCCGCCAGCAATAAAGCCACCGATGCGATGTCTAAACTGGTATCAGCGCAAAGCAAGGTTGAGGCCGCAGAAGTATCTTTAAGAAACGCCCGTAAGAAATCAATAGATGATTTTGAACGTAAGATACAGAAGGAATTAGCCCTGCAAGAACGCAAAAGTCAGCAGTCGGTTAAACAAACCGAGATGGAACGCCTTGCTGAAATTAAACTGGACCAGGACCGTAAGAAAGCTTTTGACCGTTACGAAGCTGCCGCAGCCAGGAAACGCGCCTTAGATGAAAAAGCGGCATCTGATATACAGAAAAATTCTCGTCCTTATGCACTTTTATCGAATACTTTAGAGGATTTAAGGCGTAAAGCGCAGGATACAGCCATCGTTTTTGGTGAAAATAGCGAAGAGTTTAAAAAAGCCGCTAAGACGGTAATAGAACTGGACTCAAGGCTTAAAGCGATTGACTCAGTGTTGGGTAAAAACCAAAGAAACGTTGGTAACTATAAAAGTGGCTTTAACGGCTTGTCCAGTTCTATTAATCAGATCACCCGTGAATTTCCTGCGTTTACCTTCTCTGTACAGACCGGGTTTTTAGCGCTTTCAAACAATATACCTATATTTTTCGATCAGATCCAGCAAACGCAAAAGGAGATCAAAGCTTTACGTGCCGAAGGGCAAAAAGTTCCCGGGCTTTTTAAACAGTTGGCTTCGTCTATATTTTCATTCGGTACAGCCTTAAGTCTTCTGGTTACTTTTTTCTCTGTTTACGGTAAAGAAATCGGAGAATTCTTTTCTTCTCTTTTCAAAGGTACCGAGCAGATTAATGCCGCTACCAAAACGATAAATACTTTAGGCGAAGCCGTTAAAGGTACTGAATTCCTTAAAGCTGCCAAAGATGTTAACGAACTACGTATCAATATTCAGTTGGCCAAAGAAGGGTTGCTGGATAAGGATAAAGTCCTGAAACAATATAATGAAAGTATCGGGAAAACTACCGGACAAGTAAGTTCTTTAGATGCGGCAGAACAGGAGTTAACTAAAAACGGTTCTAACTATATTCGTGTAACCCTGTTAAAAGCTGCGGCACAACTGGCTTTAGAAGAGGCGGCAAAAAGTGCTTTTGAAGCGGAAACGATCCGTTCTCAAGGCCAAAAAGATCTTTCTAATACTGGTGCGCCCGGTGATAAGAAAGTATCTAATTTAAGTTTCGGCCAAAGGATTGAGGCAGCATTTACCCAGGATGCTAATCTGACCAAAAAACTTATTAAGCAGCGTACCGCTGAACTTTCAGGAGCTGCCGACTCAAACCAGAAAACACTTTTGCAGATAGCAGAAAAGTTTCAGAGAGATGCGGCGGAACTTTCGCAGAAATCCGGTTTCGCTGACTTTTTCGGGGGCGATCTTGACAAAAAAGGTAAAACTAAAGTTGATACCTCTGAGTTTGATTTGCAACGTGCCCGTTTAGAACGTCAGAGAGACACCGCTAAAGAAATGGTGGATACTGAGACCAATACTTTAGATTTAAGGCTCTCAGCGCTTAAAAAGTACATATCTGCAAGCGAACGGTTAACAGATATTGATTATAAGTCTGAAGTCAAGAAAGCTCAGGGTAATGCTGATAAAATACTATTTCTTCAGGAGCAGAATGTTACGGACCGATCCAAAGTACAGATCGAAGGGCGTAAACTTGAGGCCAAAATAAACGAAGATGCTGAGAAAGCTCTAACTAAATTACTTAAAGACGGTCTCAAAGCTTACGAAGATGCCGAAAATAAAAAAGTAGACATTCTTAGAGTCGCCATAGTAGAACAGAGAGAACTTTTAGGGTCTTTAGCGGATGAGGCTTTAAAAGGCGCTGCTGAACAGTATGCCAAAGGTATCCTCAATGAAAAACAATATGCTGATACCCGTCTGGAAATCCAGCGGCAGTATACCTTAGATCTCATCAGCGAAGAGATAAAGGGTGTGCAAAAGATCATTGACCTTAAAAAGGCTGCTGGTCTGGATACGGCTGCGGATGAAAAAGCGCTTGCAGAATTACGCAAAAAGCTTTCTAAAGAGACTGCAGCGCAGGAAATATCTGATCTGGAAAAAATCGCTGAACGTGAGAAAGAGATACGTGCTAAACGTAAGGAATTACTTATTGAAGTATCCGATTTAGGGATTAATCTGATTAACGGAGTATTCGAGAATCAGAAAAATAAAATCCAGAAAGAGATTGATTTAAGGGATAAGCAGAAACAGATTGATATTGAAAACGCGAATGCCTCTGTCGGTACACAACAGGAAAAAGCTGATAAAATAGCTATAATCGAAGCCCGTGCCGCAGCGCAAAGACAAGTTTTAGAGCAACAGCAGCGGGAAGTAGATCAGCGCAAAGCCCGATTTGAGAAAGCAGTCAGTATAGCACGTATAATCGCTAACACTGCTGAGGGTGTAACTAAAGCATTGGGATCTTTAAACGTGCCTTTAGCTATACTGATCGGTGCCATAGGTGCCGTACAGGTCGCTACCGTATTGGCGACACCTATTCCTAAATATAAAGACGGTACGAACAGTAGTGCCGGCGGATATGCTTTAACGGATGAAGAGGGGCCGGAAGGTTACATAACACCGTCAGGCGATGCTTTCCTGGGTAGCGATAAGCCCAACATTAAAAAATTACAGGCAGGTACTAAAGTTATCCCGCATAAAACGCTGAGAAAGATGTTTGCTAAGCCTGAGCTTTCTAATACGTTCATAGGTCCGGGAAACGTGGATCTATCACCTTTGATTAAAGAGTATAAAAACAGTACCAAGGAACTTAAAAAAGCTTTCTCATCCGGTAAAACATCAACTACTGTGATAACTAAGAGCGGATGGAGGCATACACAGGGAAAAATGGCCGAATTAAGCGAATACGTAAAAAGAAATTTTAATTAAAAATATGGATCAGCCGGAAGACTTCAGGTATTTTCTGACTTACAACAGTGTTCGCAGACCCATCGTGTTCACTCCTGAATCATGGGAAAAGAACTCGTCTATATCGTATAAACGCGATCTTAAGTACTTCGGTATGTTGAGGGATTGGGCGTTACCTCTGTCCTTCGTTGAGGACGGGGCCGCAATACTCAGAAATGCTTATTACGCTGAAGGTGTGGAAGCGGGCGTAATTTTAGAAGTTGAAGTTTTGGACCGAAGTACCCGTCAGTATGAGATCGGTTTTAAAAGCGATGTTGATTTTTCAGAAGTTGAAGATACCTTTAACACTTTCACAGTTATGCTTATGGCCGGGGGTCTTACGGCAAAACTTAAAGCTTACGATAATGTTAAGTTCGAATATCCTTTAACGGGTGCGGATATTGTAAACTTAGTTTTACCCGGTGTGGCTTTTGTTGAGTCTTCTACAGCGATCATTTATCCTTTAATCCCGGGAAATGGTCACGTAAGATACATACCGCAGATAAATGTAGCTACGGCTACTTTTCAATCGGCTTTCGTTGAAAACCAATCCACGAACTACCAGGACGTTAACGACGGTAGTTTTTCCGCTTCTAACAATTGGTTTATAAAATCGAATCGTATCCAGACCGTGAGAATAAAAGGCAATCTTAAAGGCGGGTCTTTTGGTACGTCCGGCCGTAGTGGTTTTTCCGTAAGAATGATGAACCAGGCGAATCAGAACATGCGCACTCTGTATGTAGATAACAGGGAAGATGGCTTATTAAGTTTCGATTTTAACTTCGATTTTGAATACACTTTGGCGATAGGTGAACGCCTTTACCTTTACGTTCGTATGAACAGTACCGGCGGTGTTGGGGTTAATATCGAAGACGGTACTTTAGAATTGAGTTACAACTCCGTTTCTGATCCTTCAAACTGTAAAGGGATAAAAGGCACAGATCTGTTTAAAAGGATTATAAATAAAATAGCCCCCGGAACTCCTGCGGAATCTTATCTACTTGCAAACGCATGGAAAGATCTCGTTTTTACTTCGGGTAACGGTATAAGGGAACTACCGGATGCCAAAATAAAAATATCCTTGTCCGATTTTTACCAGACTATGAACAGCATAGATGATGCGGGCATGGGTCCAGATGCCGGGGTGCTGAGACTTGAAAACCGCTCATACTTTATGCGAATGGCTCAATCTGTTGACGTAGGGGTTATAGCTGACGATGCCTGTACAATTGTGCCGGCTAAATTCTTAATGGCCAATCTCATTAAAGTAGGTTACGAAGACAAAAACACCGATGAAAAAGACGGACTGAATGAAGTTAATTCCGGACAGCAATGGACGACACCGACCACTAAAGTTAAAGACGAATATAATTGGGTTTCAGTTGTCAGAGCAGATCAGTACGGTATTGAAAAAATACGTGTAGGATATAACGTTTTGAAAACAGACACTGGAAAAAGTACTGCGGATACATCCAGCGATAACGATACGTTCATGGTGGATGCTTATCAGGATGGTGAAAATTACCGTCCTGTTTTGGGCAGTTCTTATGAAATAGTAACGGGCGTTAATTCCCCGGCAACTGTTTACAACTTGAGATTATCCCCTAAAAACAACCTGCTGCGGCACGGAGCGTTTTTAAGATCGGTACTTGATAAGCTGGATGCCAGATATATTAACTTTGCAAGCGCACAGAAAAACGCTGAGCTTTTCGCAGTTAAAAACAGTATCGGTGTTAAAGAGAATGAAAATATTCTGGTGGGGTCTTTACCAGATAAATACTTTATCCCCCACATTGCGAAGATAAACTGTAAATTGCCTTATCGATCGATAAGATTATTTGAAAATGTGCCTTTCGGCTATATGGTTTTTAATTGGAAAGGTGCAACTTTGAAAGGTTTTATATTAGAAGGTTCTGAAGATATTGCTAAAAACACGAATCAGGATTTCGAACTACTGCTTACCCCGGATACTAATCTATTTAATATTGCAAAATGACATTTACTTTTCCACTTTTAAACCCTATGAAATTCGTCAATGTCACAAACATTGATGCAAGTTTTGACGGGGATTTTGCGGTTAACCAATTGGCGGAATACCAGGACCCGGATTGTTACTTTCAGAAATGGGAATTTTCCGACTCTCTCAGGTTGCAGCTACTTTCCGACTTTGTGCCCTCTGATCTGGTTTTTAGGGATGTTTTCACTAATAAAATAATTTTCTCAGCACCATGGGTAGAGGCACCTACGTTCGTAATCGGTCAAACCTTTAAAGTTTATGAAATGGATTTCGATTTCGTGAATTTACCTGAAGGTAAATACCGGGCCTTTTTCAACTATACTGATGAAAACGAACAGGTACAAAATCTGGTATCGGAACCCATAACGGTAGCTTTAAAACATGAAAATACGCTTCTACTGACGTATAAGAACAGTGTGAATGATTTCGATGTCATTTTCGATACGAATATCGTGTTTACGTTCAGAGTTGAAGCCCGGATAATGAGTTTTAATCCCGGTAACAGTCGCGACATATACAACGATCAGCGCATTAATCCTACTTTGTTAAACTCAACACCTTTCCGGAAATTCCGTTTTTATGTCGGTTACAAATACGGGGTGCCCGAATGGATGCTTGATAAGGTTAACCGCATTCAATCTGTGGACCAGGTGCAATACAACGGTATATATTACCAGATATTAAACGGATCAGATTGGGAACTGGAATCGAACGTCTTTAACGCTTATATCGGTGGAAATATCGAGGTTCAACCAACAGAAAATAAGTTTAACAGATACACTTCGCTACCGACAGATGAGAGCGGCAGCGGTAACATTATTTACAACATGGGCAGGAGATCAGACCATTTTAATATTTCTGACGATTTCAGTGTAGTGGGCGTATTCAAATCAGAATCGCTACTAGAGCAGATAGTAGTTACTAAAAGAGCACCAGCGGGCGATCTGCTTTATAAAGTCGGTACGACACCCGGCGGCTCTGAGATCGGTGAATTTACAGCACGGGGTATTAAACGCGTGCAAACAGCACCTTATCCATTCACGGCGAACACAACGCTTTACATCACCGGACTGGCCGGGGCAGATATGGATTTTAAATTCCTGTATCTGCAGACGGATGCGCCGGCTATAGACCTGGGTAATCTTGAGCCGGTGACAACCACGATGCGGTTTCCTAAAAATACACTTTTCTATTACGAAGAGATGATACCGGGTGAGCTGGATACTGATTTCGATCTGGCTACCGGATTAGGTAAACCGAACACGATTTTCAGCAATTGCGCTATATGCGATGGACGTAACGGTACTGAAAAATGGGATGGTTGCGTACCTGTCGCCCAGGATTTAGCGGACCCGGATTTTGCCGCTTTAAAAGATGTTTTTGGTACTAAACAAGTTGCCCTGTCAATCGGACAGTTACCTAAATTTACTGTTAAGATTAAAGGTTGGGGTCCATATCAGGGTAACAAAAAAGGAGATAACAACGGGCCGGATCACGATAACCAGGATTTCAAATGGGTGGACTTAGAATCACCGGTGATAGGTAACAACGAGGCGCACAATAATGTGCAAAAAAGTAAAACGGTTCTATTGATTAAAGCTATTTCATAATGTCAAATTTACACGATTTAAAAGCCAGGGAATTACAGGCTGAAGTTTTAAATAACAGAATAGCTACCTATATAAACCTGCTTGTCAGTTTAAGACTTGATAACGAGGATATAGACATATCGCATCCGCTTTCGCTGGTGACTAAACAGTATGTCGATAACCAGACGAACAGCGGCGTACCCATCCTTGCACGTTGGCAGGAAAATGAGATAGTACCTAAAGACTTTTTCAGAACTTACGTCATTGACGGAATCGAAATGTTATTTCGAAGTAAAATTGACGATAACAGCAGCATACCAACGATCGCACCTTCACAAGGCATAGTAGCCTGGACCAATAAAGGACCGGTAACTTATGCCGCATGGGAGAACGGTATCACTTACGCTTTAGGAGACTGGATTTTCGTAAACACAAGTTACGGCACACGTTTTTACACTTCTATTCAGAACGGTAACACAGGACACGATCCTTCGTTTGAGCCTGATGAGGGTGGAACCTGGTGGAATTTTGAAGGTACTTTAATTGATTCGTTCGTACCTGGGCTTTATTACACTAAAAAGGATATTGTAGTAGACGGGGGCGTACTGTACATAAGTGCGATATACAATAATAAGTATGACCTTCAGGATCTCGCACCACCTTGGACCGAAGGTGCTGATTTAGAAGGTACAGAAATTCCGAATTGGAACAGTTTAAACGTTTATGCTATGGGTGAGATCATTACACGTAGTTTTAGCGATGGTACCAATATTTACGATTATGTTTACGAATCTTTGCAAAACGGTAATGAAAATAAAGAACCTTTAACGCAAAGGGCTTTCTGGCGTTTTGTCGGTTCAAATGAAGGTGTATGGGATAGTGAAACCGTGTACGCCATAGGTGACGTAACCGTTCAGGAAAACGAAGGATTGACAACCGCATATTATTCTAATAAAGATGGTAACATATCCCCTGTAAACACTTCTGTTACCGAAGGGGATTGGGAACCTATCGGGGCAATAGGAAACGCTCCTGCCTCGGAAACCCTGCCGTTCGATTGGGCATTGGCACCTTTAACGACTATTGAATGGACTGACGATCGGCGTAATAAGTTTGGAGAACATCCTAAAGTAGAAATATGGAAAAATGATCCTGATAATGAAGATTTTACCGAAACTTTAGTTTTGCCCGGGTATGGCGTATCTAAAACAAAATCAGGGGGTTTAGTTACTCAGATTAACATAGACGTGGATTTTTCTTTTGATGATGTTAAAACCGGATACTATTTAATTACAAGATAATATTAAATTAACTTATTTAAAAATGGTAGAAACAATTAAATTTAACAATGCGACTGGCAGTTTTTTGCTGGATTTCACAATTAACAACCGGCAAACCCTGTTCGGAGACACTCCTACAATTAAGGTTGTATCTCAGGATGCAACACCTGAGTTTGATGTTTTGGGTTTCGGTAAAAATTATACTTACGATCCGGATACACGAGTTCTTACACAAGTATTAATAGACGGGGTAAACGGTAAAGGTTACATTCAAATTTCAAAATAACATGAGAAAACTTTTCACATTCATTCTTACGTTTGCGGCACTGGCTGTCTTTGCCCAAACACCACCTTCGGGCACTAAACAGGCCTCAACAGATCAGATGTACATAGCGCCTAACGGTGATCTGTACAATAGACTGGCGGCAGCTGGCATAAGTGCTTATTATACAAGGCAAATAAATAGAGTTGATCTCGACAAAAAACAAAACCTTTTTTACTTGGATATTCGGGACTTTGGCGGTGTTGCCAATGCCGCCAATAATACTCAAGCAATAAAAAATGTTATTCAATCTGCTGGCCAATTGGGTGCCGGCGTATACTTTCCAAACGGAGTATGGCGCACTGATAGCATTTTACACATAACCGGAAAGCAGGTTAAATGGTTAGGTCAATCTAAAGATTCCACCTTTATAGAAGCAATTGGCAGTACAAGGGAAAGGTTTAAATCTGTCGATACCTTTGCCAATATAAGAGTATACGCTATGCTTATGAGCGATTCAGGCACAGATACTTTATTGGGAAACTCGGCTTCCACAATATCAACAGGTCAGAATTTTTTAAAGGTAGTTTCTGGTCTTAATCTGGTTAAAGGCGATCTCATTAAATTGACAGACACAACTTCATTTTCTTACTCGTCCTTTAGAGCCACTTACCGAGAGGGGGAGTTCTTTAAAGTCGTAGCCTACCGATCAGATACAATATTCGTCGATCATGGAGTTTCAGCTTCTTACCCGACTATAACCTCAGCAGAGATATATAAGTGTAATTATAATCAATTCTCGCTTCAGGATATAAGCTTCAGGGGCTTACCATTTCCCAATTTCTATGCCGTAAGAATTAAAAAAACCAATAGCGGAAGGGTTAAGAACGTTGGTGTTTATGGTGCTGGCAACGTGAATATGGACATCAATGATGGTTACGACTTTACCGCGGATAATTTAACATCCATACAGGATGTAGGTATTATACTTGGTGCCCAAACATCAAGTTACGCATTATCTTTAACAGGTATACAGAATTTTGAGGTAAAAAATTCTGTGCTAAATGGCTTTAGGCACGGCATTACTACCAACGTAAGTTCGTTGGGTAAACTCGTGGTTAACCGTTTTGGACTCATCCAGAATTGTACTTTAACATCAGATACTTTAACTGCAGGAGCCGATCTACATGGCACATCAGAATATATCACATTTGACAACTGCACAGTTGACGCGTTTGCTCTGTCAGGCGCTAAAAACAAGTTTATAAATGGATATATCAACCCGAACAAAAACAAAGTAGCTTATCTAGGAGGAGTATCTGAAGTTAAGGAATTTGACTTTGAGATCTCAGGCAACTTTTTCAACATAAATGACAGTAACACGGCTACAAGCGCCAATCTAATACAATATAGAGAGAATGGCACTTCAACAGTCGGGGCAAATGGTGGCAATTTTGTGATAAAAAACAATACTTTTAAAATGCAATCGACTAACCCTGCATTGTATCCGGTTATTCTGTTTCAAAAACTTGACACAAAAGTTTGGACGAAAAAAGTTAATCTCGACTTTTCAGACAACATATTTGACAACAACTCGACAAGGGCGGCTTATATAGGTATATCGGATGCAGTAAAGGGAAAAAACATCAATGTTATTGTAAAAAATAACAGGGCTGAAAAAATGTCTTTATCTACCAACGGGGCGAAATCAGTAATTGTAAAAGACAATGAAATATACAGAGCATACGACAATTCAATAGTTTCTACAAACGATTCTTTGGTTTTGGTTGAGGGTAATACGATCAGCGGTTATGTGACCACGCCGGGAACTTTGTCAAACGTGTACAAATCAGCCGCTATAGCCGTGATGACGGCAAAAAAAGTGATTCTAAATGACAATAAGATTAGTGACCCGGGTAGATTAGCTCAGTACTCATATTACTTGTCTGGCATCGACACTTTAGCGGAGGGCAGTTTTCATGCTACTGATAAGCCTGCTTTTAAAAGTACGATTACGACAACATTACCATTTACGAGTGCTGGGCTTAACCTTGTTTTGGGTTCAGATGCCGTAGGCGACACTTACTACAGAAATACATCGGGAAATTTTGAACGTTTACCGATAGGTGCCAACGGCAATAGTTTGGTTGTGTCATCCGGATTGCCTGCTTGGAGTGCTGATTTGATAGGTTCAACAATTACCCTATCCGGCACAGGTTTGCCAATGACTATGACAAGAAATTCATCTGTTGCCGGTAATGCCCCAACAGCTAGATTTTTACGAACCGGCACTACGCTTACGACGAATATCAGTTCCGGAGCGCAGTTGTTTGCAATTGAAGTTCAGGGCCGGGCGGGGGGTATAAACGCCGCATTCGGTAAACTATCTTACACTGCCACTACGTCAACAGCTGGCGATGGCAAGTTTAACTTTATGAAAGCCAACGGCACAACATCAGTCCTTGATATTGATAATAATACAGGTAAAGTTAATTATCCTTTAGCAACAGCAAGCACACTGTTAAAGGTGGATGCGTCTAAAGATATTATTTCAGCCGTGGCAGGTACAGATTATCTAGCCCCTACAGCCTTGGCCGCCTATGCACCTTTAGCATCGCCCACTTTTACAGGTACAGTAAACTTCCCGGCTAGTTATACCTTTTCGGGATACAGCGCAAAAAGACAATATGACACTAATCTATTGGGGTGGGGGTCATCTGATAATGTAGGTCGTGCATTCTTAATCAGAGGTTCAGCACCTACAGACGGGCAGGTTTTAACGCATGATTCCAGTTTAGACGGTGGAAACGGCGCTGCTAAATGGGCGACTAAAGAAATAACTGTATTCGCAACGGTCGATTTTACAAATGTACTCATGAACCAAAACGCAACGCTCACACTTGCAGTAACTGGCGCAGTTGTAGGCGATGTAGTTACTTTAGGTTTACCCAACTCAATATTAAGTACTATGACAGGTTATAACGGAACTTTCCAGGCGTGGGTAAGTGCTACTGATGTGGTTTCTTTAAGATTTCAAAACAGTGACCCGATGGGCGCTCACGATTTACCGAGCGGTACTTTTAAAATAAAAATTCTCAAGTAAATATTTTCAGCCGCTATACCAGAAATGTATGGCGGCTATTTTATTTCGGAAATATTCGATAAAGACACGGTTATAAAATCTTTTATACCGAAAACAATAATGGCTTTTCCCGATATAAAAGACACGTTTGTACACTCAACAAACAGACATTCTTGTAAGCAACCGTGCTGTTTTACGAGCGTAATTTTAGCAAAGTAAACGACCATCAGTATCCGACTCCTTTTCTCTTCTCGGTGAAAATAGTTAATTCTTGTTCCGTAGGTTCGCTCACCCACGCATTTAATGCTAAGATTATAACAGCAACCAGTAGTAAAGTTAATAAAGTGGCTGCAGCCTTACCCAAATACTCGCACACACACCACCAGAACACCGATAGCATAGTCACAGACCAGATGATAAGCAGAAATAAGATCATATTATGAAAACCAGATAACGGCCAGTGAGATCAAGCCCAGAAAAGCTATCACGGACATTTTAATAATTTCAGGAGCAATTGTATTTTTCATCTCTTTAAGTATTTGGTCAAACATATAATTTATTTTTTAAGTTTCCCGTTTTTAACAAAAGTGTTACATAACTTTATACCGCACAAAAAAGCCGGTTAACTCAATCCTGAAATTAACCGGCTATCTAAATTAACGCTCTCAAAACAAATATGTGATTTTAATTTTGTAATTTTAAAATGTATCCAAATAGTTACGATATGCTAAAATGTTATGAAGGTTTTCTGATCTATACCCCTTTACTATTCGGGGTTCTGGAATCGGTAAAGATCTTTCTTTTGCTGGCGATTATTATAATGTTATACTTTCAGCAGCGCGCTGTCACCAGATTAGAAGACAAATACAACTCACTGATTAAATAATGAATGTCACAAGAAGAAACGGCAAAAATGGAGCTACCGAAAGGCTGGAAAAAAATAAATTTTTTCTCCCTGAACCTCGCATACTGTTTTTTCGTAATGTTCGTGTCTTTACAAGTACCGACAGTACGTAAAATACTTATCAAAGCTTTCACAGAAGAACATTACGACATGGTAAACGGCTGGTGCCTGATTTTCCTGTTGATTACTTCATCCGGTGCGGGTATACTGAGTTATATCCGCATGTTAAGCGTAAAAAAGATTATAAACGTATTAGAGAATGGAAATAAAACAGACGATTAGCTTCGGTATTTTCATGTTAATTGAAAATATACTGATCCTGGTCCTGATCGGCGATCTAATCAGGCGTACTTCTGTTAAACTGTATTTGATAAGGCACCCCCATGTTTACTGGACCGGGGGCATGATTTTTCTCGGTTACCTGCTTTGTATTTTTGTCGGTAATCTGTCCGAAACTTATACGGGCTTTATGGCGTATATAATCAAGGACGACAGCATAGAGATGACCACGGTAGCAGCACGAACGTTTAACAGATCTATGTTTTTGCTCGCTAAATTCCTGTTATGGTACTATCTGGTGAAGCACAATTTTGAAATGTTTAAAAATAAATTTTAAAAGTATGCCAGTATTTGGAAAAAGAAGTTTAGAAAAGCTGAAAGGGGTTGACCCTGTATTAGTTAAACTTATGAATGAATCGATTAAAACATCACCTTATGATTTTGGGATAGATTACGGGGTAAGAGATGTAGCAACTCAACAAAGATTATATTCATACGGTCGAACAGTTGTCAATCCAGATACAGGCCCAATTAAAGGCAATAAATTCGGCATGCAAGTAACTACACGTGATGGTGTGAGAAGAAGATCAAATCATCAAATTAAGGCAAATGGGTTCGGTGGAGCGGTTGACATCTACCCGTATTACAACGGATCTTTACAAACTAAGGATTCTAAAACTTTGAAGCTGATAATCGATCACGTAAAAGCAAAAGCCAAACAATTAGGCATTCAATGCAGTTTTGGCATTGACTGGAAAAAACCGTATGACCCTCCACATATAGAACTAGCATAATGAACAATAACATTTTTAAAAACATAAAACCCGTACTGGCCTTGTCTATAATGATATTGGGTTTCACTTACTTTTTTGTGGTGACTTTATGGGAGAAACAAAACGACCAGGTACTTATCGCTGTTGTGGCTCTTACTTCCATGGCGGGGCAGTATTATTTTGGCGCTTCTCAAGGATCTTCAAAAAAGGATGAAATAATTTCAGATCTAACAACTAATAAATAAAAATTATGGAACAAAAAACAGGCATTGGCCGACTAATTGAAAAAATCGGAGACTTCTTTGAGGGTCTTTTTAACGCTGCGGCAAAAACATACAACAGTCAAAGCCCACAGGTGCAGGATGCTTTAAAAGACGGATCGAGGATTCTGGATATTATCAACAGGAACGTATCTGAGGCACCCGACGTTGTAATAGCACTTATTCAAAAGGCGTTTCCGTCAATGCAACGTGAAACGCTGCTAGAGGGTCTTAAAGCTGTCTCAAAAGGGCTCAATTTAACTGATGCTATTTTGGCCGACACTTTAGAAGAAACCGTTTTGAACTTACAGAAGTATTTGGAAAGTTTAGAAGGAACGTTTTGGGCTGGTGTCAGCGAATTGGCCGCTAAACTTCTTGCAGTATTCTTCGCACCTTCCGGAACTAAATGGGTGACTATATCTTCTCTGATGGAGTTCGTCTACCATAAGTTAGTCAAGAAGTAAAATCTTAAGTATTAAAAAACCCCTTAACGTTCAGCTAAGGGGTTTTTATTTTAATCCGCTTTTTTGATACGGTACCAAAGAAGCCAGTAAGCTGAAACTACGGCCCACACAATCGCCAGAACTATTCTTGTTTTGTACCCGAACATTAAAGGGTTCAAACTGGCGGACTTAATAACACCCGTAGTATACACGAAGAGTGTAATAAAAAACACGGGTTTAAGATAATAGATATACTTTTTCATATCCTTAATCTTTAACAAAAGTGTTATTGAACATCTTACCTTTCCGATCGGCGATCTCATTGTATGCTATCTCTAAACAAGATTTGAAATCCAGCGAATGGTAAGTGGCGAAGCGTTGCAATAAACAATATGCGGTACCCAGGTACTCAGGTACGATTGCGGCTATACAGCCTACAAAATGTATTAATGTAGGCCTTTCAATATATCCCAGATCCACGTCTTTCAGTTCGGTATTACGCATCTTTGCCAGGATAAGTAAAGTTACGGCCATGTCGCCTATACCGTCCACAAACTTAAGGTTATCCTGTTTGAGTTGCGCGGCCGCGGTTTCGCCGGTTTCTTCCAGGACCTTTAAAGTTTGGGCTTCGATTCTCTGATCTGTGATGTCAGTTAACAGTCCTTTATCCTCAGCCCATTGGATAACCGCCGCTTCTAATTCGTCTAGTGTCATGATATTTTAAAATGATTTTTAATTTTATAAGCTAAAACTTGTTCCTGCGGTGTTTTTGCGTTCACAGTAAGAAAATCACTCAGTTCTGAAAATTCCCGGCCTTGCAGGGTATCCAGCGCTGCTGTACGGATCAGTAAATGGGGTTTACACCCTTTCGCCGCCGCCAGCTTTGTTAAGTCCTCAAGTTCCTGAGTAGTGAACCTGATAGAAACGGGTTTAGACGTTTTGCTCATTCGGTATAACTTTACAGGTATGTATACTCGCAATACCGAAATGACCTTTATCATCTAAGATTACGAGCCTTGGTACTCTAGCGGATATTACGTGCCTCGAGCCGGTTTCTCCGGGTTCAAAACCGAACCATTGCACCATTTGTGCAGCAGATAAAACTTCCTGCGGCGCTGTTTGATATATGCAGGTACCTTTCCAACCGTTACCGCTAAAAAGCGGCTTGACTTCCACTTTTTTACCTACATATTGCTGTTCATCTACTTTTTTAAAACGACGTTTTTTAAGTATTACCCTTCCGACAGCACTTGCTACGAAAATAGCAGGACGTCCTTTTGCAGAAAAAGTGCGGATCTTATCAATGTTATCTTTGATAATCGGCTTATACTCTTCTTTTGTGTAGCCTCTTTGTTTAAGTAAATTCTTAATTGCTTTTTTGTACTCTTTCATGATATTTTATAAGTTTTAAAGTTTTCACCTTCCCATGAAGGTTTTAGATTTCTGATTAATTGTTTAGCCGCTTTTACGCTGATATTCGAATAGAATTTATTACCGTTACGGCCCGTTTTGGTAATGAACGCCTTGGTTCTCTCGCCTGTACGAATTGTTACGGTTTTCATACTTCAACATCAAATTGCCATTCTTGAGGCGGTGCGTACCTGGTCTTTAAAGTTTCTATCGCATACTGTTCAGCGAGGGTATAAGTTTCGAATGTACGTATCGGACCGAAACCGTTTACACCAACTGTCCAAGACTTCCATTTCTTAACGGTGTACGTTTTAAGGTTTATAAAAGGTCCCCAACCCGCATCCCTAACTTCTGTACAGTCTACCTCGGTTTGGATACTATAGAGACCGTTTCTGTATACTATTTTTACTGGTATTTTCATCTCGTATAATAAATTAAAAATGTAGAAGCTATGATGCCGCCGATCCAGACGATCCATAAAATGATTTTTATATAATCCATCTTGTGAAAATTATGTAACATATCGCTATTGTGACCAGCACAAAAAAGGTCTGACAATAAGGTAAAGGTTTTAACGGCCGGTCCTCTTTTTTATACAGTTTCTTCATCAGTGATAAGTTTACTATCGTTGTACCACGTAGTTGTAATGCTACATTGCATAAGAACAGTTTCAGCCGTGGAATCTAACATCTCAGATGACCTTTCGATCCTTTCTTCTCTGTGCGGGTAACCTTCGGGTAAACGTGCTGCCAGATCCAATTCCGACAAAGCAGATAAGTAGTTATCTATGGTACGTTTAAGCTTAAGAATGTAAGCCGATTTCTGAACCCGCGACATTACTTTAAAGATTTATATAAACAATAAACGACACACAGCAAAGCAATTGCCAGTTGTGCGCCTATAACTACAGCACCAGAACAGTTAATACTTACGGTGTAATGGAAAAAATCTGGTGACCAGTTGGCCGGTGTTGAAGTGTTATACATAATTTTACAGATTAAATTTTATTTTTATCAGATCAATTATAGAAAGGTATTCTCTAGCGTATTTAGATTCTTTATGCGTTAACTTAACTTGAGTTTCGAACTCTAGTAAGTCTCCGAAAAAGCAGCCGCAGGAGACTTTAACGGTTAAAGATTCCTTTATCTTGTATGCAGTAGTGGTACGATTCTCAGAACCAAACCCGGTAAATAAACACCAATCGTTATTTGATTTTATGTCTGCATCCCCGTACACCTTAGCATTCCCGTACACCTTAGCATTCCCGGACACCCAGGCATTCCCGTACACCCAGGCATCCCCGGACACCCAGGCATTCCCGTACACCTTAGCATTCCCGTACACCCAGGCATTCCCGTACACCTTAGCATTCCCGTACACCCAGGCATCCCCGGACACCAAGGCATCCCCGTACACCTTAGCATTCCCGTACACCAAGGCATCCCCGTACACCCAGGCATTCCCGTACACCTTAGCATTCCCGTACACCTCAGCATCCCCGTACACCTTAGCATTCCCGTACACCTTAGCATTCCCGTACACCTTAGCATTCCCGTACACCTTAGCATTCCCGGACACCTCAGCATCCCCGTACACCTTAGCATTCCCGGACACCCAGGCATTCCCGGACACCTTAGCATTCCCGGACACCCAGGCATCCCCGGACACCAAGGCATCCCCGTACACCAAGGCATTCCCGTACACCAAGGCATTCCCGGACACCAAGGCATCCCCGGACACCTCAGCATCCCCGTACACCCAGGCATTCCCGGACAGGTTGTCTAGTGATGATACCCACCCGCCTATTTCACCCTCTTCAGCGTATTTAGTTTTAACGGTGGCTTTAATCCTGAAAACGGTTAAGCCTAAAAAATTAATCTTCGTTTCTGTTGTTAGTTCAAAGTGTTTTTTCATTATTCGCTTTTTAGTTTATACTTCAAATGTAATACAATTTGTAATACAAAACAAATATATTTTAAAATAAAATTAAAAACCCCCTGATACCGTGTAAAAGGGGGTTTAGTAATCGGTTATAACTGGTTACAAAATGCTCTTCACCTTGGAAGCGATACTGGCGAAGTCCTCTTCTGCTGATGCTCTACCTGCAAGTGCTTCGCCGTCCTCCCACTTCATGATATTGTTAAGACCGACGGCGATTCCAAGTTTACCCTCAAAATTAAAAGGGTAAAAGTTAATGCTGGCATAAACGTAACATCCCGGATATATCTCCGACTGATCTATGATAGGTTTAATATCCTTATCAACGATTCCGGGTTTAGTTTTACTGGATGTGTTCAGAAACTTATGTCCGGCATAGGCGGGGTCCTGATCTCTTTCATCGTCACCGTCACGGATCGGAAGTTTAACGTTTTTTAAAGTTCCTGTCTTTCCTTTGAAACCGCCCTGATTTCCAAGTTCTAAAGCTGCCACAACAGCTTTTTCACAATCTGCAAGAATTTTCTTACCTGCTGCAGTAGTGTGATCGATCAGTAAAGAAGCCTGATACTTTGGATCTTTACCATCACTTTGTGTTTTAGGCTCAAACAAGGCAGGGTAAGACAATCTTACGGGGCCGATTAATACTTTTGTACTCATTTTTTACGGGTTTTACGGGTTTATAATATTTTATTTAAAAGTGCTAATTTTTTAGCGTTGTGCACATTAATAGCGAAGTATATTTTTTTACAGGCTTCAACGTCATTACCGGCATCATGCGCGCCGGTAAACCCAGATTTGAAAAAGTGCTGGTATGCCTCATCAAGTGAGGGCCACTTATATCTACCTTTGAATCCGGGCAGCTTAACGATGTCCATAGATCCAAGTTTAGTACAGTAGGCCTGTGCACGGGTGGCGGGAACCTTCTGGTAACGGTACATCTCACATTCAATTATGGGTTTATCAAAACTCATATTATGTGCGACAACCTCATCGCATTCGTTCAGATCCAATATGAAACGATCCAGTAAACCACTGATAGGAACACCGAACATCTTGCATGTTTCATTTGTAAGTACGTGTTTTATATGGAATTCCGATCGGGGTATATCAAACCCTTCCGGCAAAACGTATTCGGTGACCTTATTCAGGATGTTTGCGTTTTCATCACATAGCTGCCAGGCTAACTGTATAATCCGCGGCCAGTTATATATGTCATTAACCGCAGCATCATAATTAGTCGGTAATCCTGTCGTTTCTGTATCAAAGAATAGAATTTTTCTTGTCATTAACTAATTGTTTAAAGTCTGCTTCTGCGGTACTGTATTCCGGTCTCTTATCGCTGGCATCTACAAGGGTAGGTTTTCCGGGCGGTTTATATATTAAAGGCTCTACGATTTCACTGAAAGGTTTAGGCCCTATGGCTTTAGTAAGCGCCGTTACACCTAATAAAACCGGTTCCGTGAAAATGTTTTTATAACCTTTACTTATTAAAACTTTTTCTATTTTACCGGGATCTTTATAAACTCTGTTGCTTTTACCTTCTACCATTTTAAGACCCGGCCATTTTTTACCGGCTAAAGCGGTGGTGTAAAGATGGTCGTTAACAGCATTGACCCATATAGATAAAGTATCAAACTTTTTATGCGCCTCAAGAATTTCAGCATCAGTAAGCTGGTTGGGTGTGCGCAGTTCATGTTTAAACAATTCCAGATTGTAATCGGCCAAAGCCCTGCAGATATGTTTAGCTTTGCAAAACCTGCAATGATCTCCTGCTTTATACTCACCTTCGCCGTTTATGGCCATTTGTGCCCGGGGTGCGAGATAAGTTTTGGCCCATATCAGCAAATCTTCAGTGCTGATTTCCCAAACACTGTGACTGTTTAAACGGGGTTGATAAATATTTAATCTTATACGCTTGATGTCAAACAATCCCCTGAACATGCGTAAAGCGCCCAAAGCGTATATCATCAGTTGCGTATTACCCGAAGCAAAAACGGCTACACCTTTACCATACTTAAGATCCCAAAAATCTAACAGATCATCAGTTATGATTATCGTATCAGCGGTTCCTGATCCTTTAGGCACGTACTCCGAAGTATCAACTTTACGCTCAATAAAAACATGGGAGTTTTTCTTGATATTAGCTATAACGGCTTGTACATACGCATCGGTATAACCGTGCATTTCACCGCTAAAAAGAGGATCTTTCTCAAGCTCAGCTATTTTCGATTTAAATATCTTAACCGGAATAGGTTTTAAAAATTGCTTCAGTTTATATTCTGATAAGGTGTGGGCCAGTGTACCTTCATCTGCCGCCCTGGATGAAGAGTCCGGATATTTGGACTCTTCAACAGCGGACGGTGTACACTTCAACCACCTTGATGATCCCGAAGGGGATAAAAGTGCATGGCCTTCGGACATTATGCCAGAATGTTTTTAGATTTAACCTCAGCCCAAAACTCATTGTACTGTGCCTCAGGTAAAGCCGAAAGTGATCCTACACCGAATTTCTCAAGTATTGCGATCATCGCATCGTATTTTTCCGGGAATTCAGAGATAACTGGCGAAAGTTCAGCGCGCATAGTCTCAAGAGTTACACTACCTGTTTCTTTAGGCGTTTCTTCTTTTTTAGGATCTTCAGTTGTAGCGGTTGTTTTACGTTTCGCCTTTTCTTTTGGCGGGTCCGTAGTTGCTGTGCTATTGCCTGTAGTCTCTACAGTGTTCGCCGTACCTGCTTCAGTATCTCCGAGCAGGGCAATCAACTGTTGGCGAAGATCAAGTCCGTCCGTGGCTTCGATTTTTAACTTTATCATATATTTACTTTTTAGTTGTTTCGTTTTTAATTCTGAATACGTATTTACCTCTGAGTTTAACCGTACGGATGGAAAAACGCATTACAGATATATCAGGATCTTTACTTTTCTTTATGGCGTTCATAGCTGAATATACGCTTTGTACGTTGTCCACGCGTTCGCAATCGCCAATACTAAGCTTCTGCAATTTCTCCGGCCAAAAATCCGGCATTGGTATCTTATTATCTTGCATGCTGACAAAAATAGAAATAAATATTAAAACAAAGAAAAAAATAAAAATAAATACTATTTTTGTCAGATGCAGTATGATTCGGTCCTATCTATTGATATAGAAACTTTTTCCAAAAAAAACATTAAAACAGCCGGGGGCTACACGTATGCGGCTAATTCGCAGATCATTATTTTTGCATGGGCTTTCGATAACGAAAAGGTTAATGCTGTGGACCTGCTTAGCGGTGAACGTATACCAGCACGCGTTATAGCTGCTTTAACGAATCCAAGGATCAAGAAAAAAGCTTTTAACGCAAACTTCGAAAGGAACTGTTTATGTAAACACCTCGGTATATATCTTCCACCTGAACAATGGGAGTGCACTATGATCCGGTGCGCAATGCTCGGTCTGCCTTTAAACCTTGAGGATGCTGCAAAAGTTCTCAAAGTGAAAAATCAAAAAGATAAGCTCGGAAAATCCTTAATAAAATTCTTTTGCGAACCTTGTGTACCGACTAAAACAAAACCCGGGCATTTTCGCAACCTGCCAAAACACGATCAGGTTAAATGGTCTCAGTTCATATCTTACTGTATAACGGATGTTGAGGCTGAACGTGATATAAGCGATGCTTTGAGCTTTTATCACATATCTGACTTTGAACACGATCTTTGGTGCCTGGATCAGCGAATAAATGAAAGGGGCTTTAAGATCGATGAGGTATTCGTAAATGAAGCTATCAAACTCGATCTAGCTTTCAGAGACCGTTTGATTAAAGAGGCCAAAGAGTTAACCGGCCTTACAAACCCGAACAGCGTTGCGCAATTGAAAACATGGTTATCTGAGGCCACGGGCGATGAAGTAATTACTTTAAACAAAGAATCGTTAAAAGATCTTCTCGGTAGTGTAGATGACAAGATCGCCCGCCGTGTTATTGAAATCCGGCAGGATCTTAGTAAAACATCAGTAAAAAAATTTAATGCCATGCTTGCTGCATTAGGTGTTAATAATCGTTTATACGGTTTAACGCAGCATTACGCTGCCAACAGGACCGGAAGATGGGGCGGACGGATTGTACAGCCCCATAACCTTCCCCGGGGAAATTATAAAGATGTTACTTTACCAAGAAGTCTGGTGTCTAAAGGCAGGGCAGATATATTAGAAATTCTTTACGGAGCGATACCGAACGTTTTATCTAGTCTGATCCGTTCGGCTTTTGTCAGCGAAAACGGTAAAGATCTTTATATATCTGATTTCAGTGCGATAGAGGCTCGTATCATATCGTGGTTATCCGGTGAAGAGTGGCGCTTAGAGGTGTTCAGAACTCACGGTAAAATATACGAGGCTTCTGCATCCAAGATGTTTAAGACACCTTTAAACGAGATCACCAAAGATTCGCCGCTGCGGCAACGTGGTAAAGTTTCCGAGCTTGCACTCGGTTACCAGGGCGGGGTAAACGCTTTGCTTCGTATGGATACAGACAAATCGCTAAACGAGTCTGAATTACCTGGGCTGGTAAAAGCCTGGCGCCGTGAGAATCCTAAAATTGTCGAACTTTGGCGCGACGTTAATAAAGCGGCTATAAAGGCTATTTCTGAGGGCGGAACCGTTCCTTTTAAATATAATATGTCTTTCGAGTTTAAAAAAGGATTTCTGTTTATTACCTTGCCGTCCGGACGTAAACTTTCTTACGCAAACGCATCATTGGCCGAAGGTAAGTTCGGTTATAAAGTTACTTATTCGGGCATAGATCAGACGTCTAAAAAATGGTGCCGTATGGATACCTACGGTGGTAAACTGGTTGAAAACATCGTACAGGCCATAGCCCGTGATTGTCTTGCTTACGCCCTGGTGAACGTTGACCGAGCCGGATTTAACATCGTAATGCACGTTCATGATGAGATCGTGACTGAAGACAGCGATAAAAGTATCGAGGACCTGGACCGGATCATGGGTCAGGTTCCGCCATGGGCACCCGGGCTACCTTTAGGTGCTGAAGGTTTTGTAAGTAAATATTATAAAAAATAATTTTATGAAAATTGTTTACGGTTACGTAGGTTTTATAGTTGTTTGGATACTGGTAGCTGTAGCGGCAATTTTAACGTTATACGGTATATGTATCGTTTTAAAGACGTTTTACGATTTCATCAGGCAAATAGATGCGTTTAATTACTACTTGTTTAGAGGTACGATACCCACCGATATGACACGGGAAATATACGTTGATAAAAGATTTGAACATCTCCTTAAAAATCCAAAACGAAGAAAATACCTTTTCCTTTTTCGATTAAGAAATATAAAAAGAACGAGTAAAAAATGATAGATATTGCGGTAGGTACCAGTAGAGGTACAAAAACATGGAAAAATAAAAAGGTTACCTGGGAATATCTACAGGAAAAGCTGTTAACCAAACACGAAACCGCTGAGACCTACGCTGAATACATGGCAGCGGATAAAGCCCGTCAGTCTGAGATCAAAGACGTAGGCGCTTTCGTGGGCGGGTTTCTGCAAAACGGTAAACGCAGCCCTTCAACTATCAAACACCGTCAGGTTTTAACGCTGGACGCCGATTTCGCACACCCCCGATTCTGGCAGACTTTCACCATGTTTTACAGTTTCGAAGCGCTGGTTCATTCAACACATAAACATAACGCTGATAAACCGAGACTACGGCTCGTAATTCCTTTATCCCGCACTATATCACCTGAAGAGTATCAGGCGGTAGGGCGGATGCTGGCTTCGCGTTTAGGTATTGATTACTTCGATAGCACCGGTTTTCAGCCCGAAAGATTAATGTATTGGCCGTCCACTTCTAAAGGCGGTGAATTTTACGCAAAGTCTCAAAACGGAGAATTTTTAGACCCCGATGCGATCCTGAACCTTTACGAAGACTGGAAAGATATATCTTCGTGGCCGCTTTGCAGCAATGAAAGAGAAATGGCGATCCGGGGTATGGATAAGCAGGGTGACCCCCGAGAAAAGAAAGGAGCGATCGGCGCTTTCTGCCGTGTATACTCTATCACCGAAGCTATTGAAACGTTTTTACCTGAAGTTTATTCTTCTGCAGGTGACACCAGGTTTACTTTTAACGGTGGATCTACCGGCGGTGGCGCTATTAATTATAACGACCTTTATCTTTATTCGCACCACAGTACTGACCCCATAGGCGGGCACTTGTGTAACGCTTTCGATCTGGTGCGTATACACAAGTTCGGACACCTTGACAAAGATCCCGGCCTTAACATATCAAAACAACCATCCTTTATAGAGATGATGGGCTTCGCTTCTGAAGCTGACGGCGTGGTTAAAGAGATGGGCGTTTTTAACGGTATTCCGGATGAAGATTGGGTGGGTACCCTGGACATGGATTATAAAGGCGAATACCAGCCTACCATAGATAATATATACATCATCCTTTCAAACGATAAGAACTTAAAAGGTCTGTTCAGGTACAACGATTTCGAAGAGCGTGAATATTGCATGGGCGAAACGCCGTGGAACTTTTACGATAAACCGCGATACCTAACTGATAAAGACGATGCCGGTTTACGCCACTACCTTGAGCGGATCTATGGCATTTTTCACGTTAACAAAACAAAGGATGCTTTGGATCTGTGTTGCCTGAACAATCGTTTTAATCCGCCTAAAGAATTTTTAGACAATCTTGATTGGGATGGTATACCGAGGCTTGAAAGTTTATTCATAGAATCCTTTGGTGCCCCGGATACACCGTATACCAGGGCCGTTACGAAAAAATCGTTATCCGCTGCGGTAGCCCGTATATACAGGCCCGGCATAAAGTTTGACTATGTGCTCACGCTGGTAGGTCCTCAGGGTTTGGGTAAGAGTACTATTTTTAAAGAATTAGGTGGCGATTGGTTCTCAGACTCCCTGGCTACGATCCAGGGTAAGGATGCTTTCGAACAGTTACAGGGTGTCTGGATTATAGAGATGGGCGAACTGTCCGGTTTACGTAAAGCTGAGGTGGAGATCATCAAACAGTTTATATCCAAGCAAGAGGACCGGTACCGGGTTGCTTACGGCCGAAGGGTTGAAACATTTCTTAGAAAGTGTATTTTCTTCGGTACCACGAATGAATGGGGTTTCCTTAAAGACTCATCCGGGAACAGAAGGTTCTGGCCCGTATCCGTCAATAAAAAATATGTTCACGGCGCTATAAACGTTGCGCAGATTTGGGCAGAAGCAAAAGAATTATACCTGCAGGGCGAACATCTTTACCTGGATGAGGTTATCGAGGCGGATGCTAAAATCGTTCAGAGAAGCCACGCTGAGAACGATGAACGCATCGGGCTTATCGAGCAGTACCTCAACACCCTGTTACCTTTGAACTGGGAAAAACTCAGCATGTTTGAGCGCATATCGTTTTTATCCGGTGAACCTTTATCAGATCAGCCGGAAGGAGTGATTAAACGTGAGAAAGTTTGCGTAGCTGAGATCTGGTGCGAAGTATTGAAAGGCCAGTATAAAGATATGACGACCAATAATACCAAGTTTATACACGGTATCCTGCAGAACATTGAAGGATGGGAGCGGGCAGAAGCAAACAAGAAATATTCATTATACGGTTATCAGAGATCGTATGTTAAGATAATAAGCGATGAGAGAGAAAACATTAGAAGCGAAGTTGCGGAAGCAAATCAAGCTTAGAAAAGGTTTGGCTTTGAAATGGGTATCGCCCGGGTTTACCGGTGTGCCTGATCGTATCGTCATCATGCCGGGTGGTTTAGTTTACCTGGTTGAAATGAAGTGTAAAAAAGGTACGCTTTCTCCCAGGCAGCAAGTTGTTATTCCGCAGCTACAAAAGTTGGGGCTTGATGTTCGGGTCATCGATGATGATATTAAGTTAAAGGAGTTTTTAACTGAAGTGGATAAGGCTGTAAAAGTTGCAAAGATTTTATTTTAAAATAATTTTGTTTTGTATTACAAATTGTATTACATTTACATCATCAAACAAAATATGATAACATGAAAAAACAAATATTCTATGGTATAACGTTCTATTTTGAAAATTTCGATCATAGATTAGATTCAGATTTACTAGGCGAAATATTATCTGCTAGATTTATGTCGGGATTTAATTTAGAAGGTTTAAAAAGGAAACCTCTTTCAGAACTTTTCAAAGATAGTTTCCCCTTCATCAGATTTATAGTTTTGTACAAAGTTACCGGAAGGAAAAACCGCTCAGAACGTGAATACTCAGTATCAGAATACTTAATTTCTAAAACGTTTTATACTTTATAATATGGAAACTTCGAATATTAAAAAACAATTTCAAATAGTTATGCTTAGCGCTATTGCTGTTTTAATTTATGTGTCGTACTTAGCGGTGACTGTATTATGAAAATAGAAGGCCTATCGGTTCATCAATTTAAACTTATAGAAGTTAAACCGGTTTCAATAACTTTCTCCAATAACACAAAGGTAGTTAATGAAGTAAATTTGAAATTCGAAAGTTCCGGGGTTCAAAAGGTTTCGGGATATTTATACATAAACAGAGAATCGGCTATAGAGATATTAGAGGCACTCAAGAAAACTTTCGAATTATAAAAAATGAGAAAAGCTAAAATCGATCAAAAAGCAATATTTTCAAAATTCAAAATAGATCCGTCTTTTGATTTAATTTCGAAATATAATCCTGTAATCGCATGGTGGTCTGGCGGACTAGATAGTGCAATTGTTTGTAAACTGTGTATCGATAAATTTGGAAGAGAAAACGTAAGAATAGTTTTTATCGATACTAAAAACGAAGATCCGGATACTTATCGCTTTTTAAAAGATTGTGAAAAATGGTACGCTTTAAAAATAGAAACTATATCTTCAAAACAATACAGCAGTATAAAAGAAGTTTGGCGGGAATTTTTATCGCTGAATGTCGCTACAGGTGCTATTTGCTCAAGCGAATTAAAACGAGAAGTTAGAATCGCATTCGGTAAAAAAAACGCATTTAGTTATCAAGCTTTTGGCTTTGATAAAAAGGAATTGAAACGCGCTAATGGTATGCTTAAAAATTATTATTTCATAAAACCTATTTTTCCATTAATTGAAAAAGGTTATTCTAAACAAAATTGCCTCGATTTATTAAATTTCGCAGGTATAAAAATACCCGTAGTCTACTCTTACGGATTTCACAATAACAACTGTTTTAGAACTGGATGCGTACAGGGCGGGGTAGGATATTGGCAAAAAATGAAATTGGATTTCCCAGATAAATTCGATGATATGGCGCTTATGGAACATGAGTTAACTAATGAAAAAGGTATTCCCGTAACTATCCTAAAGGATCAGTCTAAAATTTCAAAAGGCCTGGTATTTTTAAAACCTCATCCAGACTACCCGGGCGTTAAAGATATATCTATGATGAAAGGTGTAACTATAAAACCGCTTGCTGAATGTAACGGTTTCTGTAATAAAGAAAACTTTCCATCATGAGACACGGCTCTTTATTCAGCGGCACGGGGGGATTTGATCTCGCAGCTCAGTGGACGGGTTGGGAGAATGTTTTTCATTGTGAATGGAATCCTTTCGGACAAAAAATATTAAAATATTACTGGCCAAACGCCGCAAGTTATGACGACATCACAAAAACAGACTTTACCAGATACAGAGGGAAAATTGACATTCTTACAGGCGGATTCCCCTGCCAGCCATACAGCACAGCAGGAAAGCGACGAGGTAAAGAAGACGATCGCCACCTCTGGCCGGAAATGCTTAGAGCAATTCGGGAAATCCAGCCTAAATGGGTCGTGGGCGAAAACGTTTCCGGTATTATTAGTTGGGATGGCGGGCTGGTATTCGAAGAGGTGCAAACTGATTTGGAAACTGAAGGTTACCAGGTACAACCGTACGTACTTCCAGCTGCAGGCATCGGCGCACCGCATAAAAGAGAAAGAGTCTGGTTTATTGCCTACCGTGCAGACGCAGGGATTAAAAGTATGCAACGATCAGGGGAAAACGGAATTCATGGATTTGAAACTTCTTCCCACACCACAAGCGATAGACGGGAACGGTTCGGGGCGGGATCTTCGCCTGAAGACAGGCAACAGAGATCCGCAGAGTCCGGGGAGTTGGCGCGGCGATCTGAAGGATTTTGCGCACCTGGGTTTGCTTCCGACACCAACGGCTTCGGAGGGCAGAGAAACCCCGGGGTCGGGAGTTCCTTTTGTTACAGCGACAGGAACTGTCAGGCGCCGGAACTCGGACGGTACATCATCTCAGATGGGCCTGATAGCAACGGTAAAACACATGCTACCAACCCCAACGGCACAGGACTTCAAACGCCGGGGGCCGAACAGCAGACAGCAGGGCCTCAGCAATACGGAGAACTGGCTACACCTGCTACCAACACCAACGAACTCAATGGTGACCTTTCAGGACTTCATACAAGCGGGATTTCACAGCAGCAAGCGGCCTATTTACTCGGAGATCAAGCGGCCGTCCTTGTTGCCGACACCGACGGCAACTTCGGATGCGAAAGGGGGTTGCATCCGGACAGATCCGAAGAGACAAAACGACACGTTAGCCCATGCGATACACGCTTATACAGGCGGGGAGACTGGGAAAAGTTCCCAACTCAATCCGGCGTTTGTTCTGGAAATGATGGGCTTTCCGCCAGACTGGACACTGCTGCCCTTCTTAACGGGCAAAAAGCACGTGGAAACTGGAAGCCTTTCAGCAAATGGCGAGCAGAATCAATAAAAGCCGCCGGGAACGCCATAGTTCCACAGGTAGCTTACCAGATATTCAAAGCAATAGAAATGTATCAAAAATTATAAATTATGAAAAAGCCGATTAGTAAAGTAAAGTACGGACTGGAAAATTTCTTGTGCGGTTCATGTAGTACCGGAATTGTTCAGGTGTTAACTGTTTCATCAAGGGGTACTTTTACACAAAAAGTTAACGGTTGTCTGGATTGTAAAACCGAATACGGTTTGCTTCAGGCAGCGCGATTAGAGAAATGTCCAGTCAATAAACCTACTTTTTACGCATAGTTATGAGGTGTGAAAAACTTGATAAAAATTAAGTCTATGAAAGGTAAGATAATACTTGATGCCTGTTGCGGAAGTAAAATGTTTTGGTTTGACAAAACTAATCCTAACACCTTATTTGCCGACGTAAGATCAAAAACACATACTTTGTGCGATGGGAGATTATTAGAGATTTCCCCGGATGTTGAGCACGATTTTAGAAATATGCCTTATCCAGATAACAGTTTTAAAATGGTGGTGTTTGATCCACCGCATCTTTTGAAATTAGGTAAAAATAGTTGGATGGCTAAAAAATACGGTATCTTAAACCCTACATGGGAAATAGATTTAAAAGCCGGGTTCGATGAATGTATGCGGGTTTTAGAACCTTTTGGTACTCTGATTTTCAAGTGGAACGAAAACCAAATAAAAATAGGACAGGTTTTGAAATTAATCCAATACGACTATAAGCCTATCGTCGGGCACCGTTCCGGCAAATCTGGTGATACGCACTGGTTAGTTTTTATGAAAGGCTTACAAAATGGAAAAGCTTAAAAGCCTTTATATAGATCGCCCTACGGGGCTATCTCCTGTAACACCGGATGATTTCCTGGTAACGATTGGTGTCAAGCGATCAAACAGTGTTTACCACGTTGCAGAAGTCAGAGCAAAACCTAAAGGCAGGTGGACCAGGTACTATTTAAAAGTTTACGACTCCGATCTGGTTACCGCCTTAAAAAGATCCACTACTCAAAAATTAATTCCTTTAACCTGGTATAAACGATAAACTGAAATGCTATACAAATTAAGACTTACACGGTCGGATGAAAACTTTGCCACCGTTGACATTCCCGGCGACTTCTTTATGCGACCCGGGGATACAATTCAATACGCCGGTAACCTACACCAGTTGAAACACATTATTCGGCCAGCGTTTACATACACGGACGGAAAACAAAACTTAACAGCTGAACAACTGGTACAAGGATACCCTATTCTGATTGTCAGTGATGAATATTTAACACTTTAAAAAATGGACATACAAGATATAGCAATAGCGGAATATTGTAAAGAGTCGGAAAGAGATGGGTTTTTATTCAGCGTGGATAACGGTTGTTCATTAGATAAGAGTAACGGATATTGCGCTGGATACATTAACGGATTTAAAAAAGGCTACGTAGATCAACAAGAACGCATAGCGGAATTAGAAAACATCGTAAAAGACCTTAACGGAATGTATAAAGAACGTGTATCAATGCAAACCGGTATTCCTGAAGATAAAAAACCAATGCTTACACCGCTATTTGATTTTTTAATCGAAGGTGACCGGGTGAAAGCCCGTGATCTCGCTAAAGCAATAGTACGACATAAAGGTGCGAACCATGTTCCTTTGATAAACTGCTATGAGCCGCCATTGATTGTGGGGTTCACATACGTAATACCTGATAAAGTTTATAAAGAGGCGATTTACATCGGACTGGATAAGGGTAACTTTATCTTTTACCTGGCAAACGATGACGAGTTAACGCTCTTCAAAACTCAAGACGATAACACTTTTTACCCTGTAGATTAAAATATCATGATTATAAAAGCAATATTCAAAAACGAGGATCAGCGTACGGGCTATAAAAAAGGTCTGCCTTACATATTAGATATGACCTTCGCAATGGTGCGGGCACCTTACTCAAGGAACAAAACCGAAATGATCCTTATCCGTACAACCATTGATACCGACCCCGATCCCATCTTCTATGAAAGTCTGGCCGGTATGCTTGAATCCTGGGATATTCTGCCGGTATGAAGTACATCCCGCACGATTATCAACAGATAGCAATAGCCCACGCGTTAAAACATAAACGTTGTGGGCTTATTCTTGACATGGGGTTGGGTAAGACCTCTGTAGTGCTTACAGTGCTGCATGAACTCAAGTACGGCATGGAGATCCGCAAACCACTCATCATCGGCACGAAACTGATCGTTGAGAAAACATGGACAGATGAGCGGGATAAATGGGATCACACCCGTAAACTGACCATTTCCCGAATCGTCGGCACCGAAGCCGAACGCATAGCCGCTCTTAAGGTTAAAGCCGACATATACGCTATATCAAGAGACAACATCGTTTGGCTGGTGGATCACCTGGGCCTTAAGGGTTTTGACTTCGATATGGTCGTGGTAGATGAATCCAGTTCATTTAAGAACCGTGCATCGAACCGGTTCGAAGCCCTGATAAAAGTTTTACCCCGCGTAGCCAGAACCATTATAATGACAGGTACCTTTATACCCAACGGCCTTATCGATCTGTGGGCGCAGATGTTCCTGCTGGACTTCGGGGTAAGACTTGATAAGAACATAGGCGGTTACCGTGCCCGCTATTTCCGGCCGGACCAGCGTAACGAGTACGGCGGTGTTTTATCTTATAAGGTGGTGCCAGGCGCTGAAAAATCTATCTACAATAAAATAGGTGACATCTGCATCAGCATGCAGGCAAAAGACTGGTTATCGCTCAAACCACGGGAAGACAGGATCGAAGCGATCATCCTTCCGGAAATGGCCGCTTATAAAGAGTTCAAACGCACAGAGGTGCTTAAGCTTGAGGATACGCTAATATCACCGGCCACGGCTGCGGTTATGTATAACAAGCTGCTGCAATTCTCCAACGGCGCCGTTTACGATGATGAGGGAAACTTCCACGTAGTGAGCACGGCTAAACTCGATGCACTGAGTGAGAAGGTAGAAAACCTTAACGGAAAACCTGTCCTGATATTTTATCAGTTCAGATCCGATCTTTTCCGCATACAGGAGCGTTTCGGTAAACTGGTTACTGTTCTGAAAGGTGGTGCTGAGATAGATGCCTGGAATGCCGGCAAAATACCTGTGCTGCTTGCGCACCCGGCCAGCGCCAGCCACGGATTGAACCTTCAGAAAGGCGGGAACCACGTGGACTGGTTCGGGGTGCCATGGAGTTCTGAGCTTTATCTGCAGGGTTGCGCCCGCGTGGACCGGCAGGGCCAGGATGAAATCGTACTGAATAATCACCTGTTATGCGAGGGTACTATCGATGATCTCGTTAAAAAAAGATTGGAAGGAAAAATAATCACACAAGATGACCTGTACCGGAACATAGGTATAAGACCCGTGAACGGAAAAGTGCGTGTTATACTTTAAAGTGCTGATACTCACAATTATCAGGTAAAAAGTTTATAAAACCTTAAAATCGTGTTTTGCTACGTGTTTAACCCCCTGTTAGGGGGTTAACTCTTTTATAATCAGAGGGTTCAACACCGGATATAACACGAAAACACGAATAACACGATTTTCCTTTAAAGTACCACGGGCAATATCCATATTTTTATACGTGTATATAATAGGTATCAATATTTATGTATTAACTGTTTATAGTATATTCGTGTTTATCGTGTTATATATAGTAATAAGTAGCACGTTATCAGCATTTTAAAGGTGAACACGAAATACTAAACACGAAATAAACACGATTTTAGCGCGTTATATAGGTGTAATATCAAAGTTACACGGTCTTTTGCGGCTTTTGGGTATATTTACAACATGGAAAATTTACAAGTTTTAATCGAAAAAGCGTGGGGAGATTTCTGGCAGTTAATTAAAGGTTCCGCCCAGCACTTAGATCAGTACGGGGGTTTGGCGAATTATGCGCTGCTGAGTGAAGATATGACCCTTCGTAAGCTGCGGGAATACGTTCGTAATAATCCAGCGGAATTTTTTATTGACAGAACCCGTATTTATCCGAAAGCGTTGGAAGGTCTCAGGCACAATAACGGATGGACCGTTATCTATGGTGTGCATGAGGTGCCTACAGATAACGGTACATATTGGCTCGTTGGCCGAAGGAGCAAGAAAGTTGCTAAACGATCAGTAAGACTAAAAACTAAAACTGAAAAATTGGCTTTTGCCAAAAGATATTCACATCACTTAAGTGCGAACAAACCTCAACCCCCTTTACACAATGGATAAGATACAAGTAGAAAAAGCAACGATCAGTTTTAAAGTTAACGGAAAGCCTGTACGATTTACCGTTTACCACAATTTAAAAACATTCGGTTTAGACATGGAAAACGCGGTAACTTGTTGGTTGGCCAGAACAGATACGTATACGGCTGAGGACTTATGTACATACATCAATAATAAGAATACTGGTGCCAGGTGCATATCAGAGAACGAGTATTTAAAGATATTAGCCTGTTAAACAGAGTATTAACAGTTAAGTTTTTTATATTGTTTTATCTCGCTATATTTGCTAGACGTAGATTTACGAAGCATGAAGAGAGATATTCTAAACGGAGATCCCGACGACCACTTAAAAAATAAAGCGTTAAGTCATCTGGAACAGGCGTTCGTTAACGCTTATTGTGTGCACCACCATGCAGCCAGGGCAGCAAGAGAGGCAGGGTATAACACCCCCGATTGTTTCAGGCAAATGGGCTATCTCGTTAAAAATAGACCACACGTCAAGGCTGCTATTAACGAAAGGATGCGGCTGGCCACCATCGATGCGGATGAGTCCATAGAAATATTAAGTAAGGTCGCCAACGTCAATGTTACTAACTACACGATCACCCGGGATGTTGTACATTACCCCGCGATTAAGCGCACGATACAGGATCAGATTAAAGAAGTTAAAGACAGGATCTACATAGAAGACCGTGTTTTTTGCACTATTAAGATGGATGCCCGCCGCGAACGTGCGCACCGCAGGTTGCTGGATTCTTTACGGGAAGATCTTGAGCGTTTACGTGCTAAAGAGGACCTGGACCCGGATTACTTTGAAATCGTCACCGGTCCGCCGGTCCTTATTAAAAAAACCGAACTTGATTTCACTGCTATCGCACGTGATAACGTGCCGATCAAATCTTATAAAGAGACTAAAGAGGGCGTACAGGTCGAGCTTTACAGCACTGTGGAGGCCAATCGGGAACTGCTTAAAATCGCAGGACGTTATGAGAAAGATAACCGTCAGAAAGCCCCTAATGTTAAGTTGATGAGTTTCGATCCTTTGGCCAATGATGCAACCGACAACAGCACTACGTAAGATTTCCGGTTTACGTAAGAAGATCAAAGGCATCCAGGGCGGGCAGGGTGCGGGTAAAACGTATTCTATTCTGCAGATACTTTGCAATCATGCCTCAAGCGTTCCCGATCGGGAAATCTATGTCGCTTCTGCTGAACTCTCTAAGATGCGGATCACGGTAATTAAAGATTTCGTTAAGATAATGAAAGCCTTTGGGATCTTTGAAGATTCTGATTGGGTCGGAGAAACCCTTTACCGTTTCCCGAACGGATCATTTATCAAGTTTATCGGGTTGGATAAAGAAGACATCGGTAAAGGTCTGCGGTCTCACGTGATGTTTGTTAATGAGGCCAATAAAATCAAATTCGCTACTTATCGTGAACTTACCTCACGTGCCGACCAGGTATATATCGATTTTAACCCGAACGCACGTTTCTGGTTCCATACCGAGATACTTACCCGTGAGGATTGCGACTTCATCAAACTTACATTCAAGGATAACGAGTACCTGGGTAAACCCGAACGTGACGAGATATTGCTATACAAGAAAAAAGGTTACGCACCAGGTGAGAAAGGTGAGGATTTCGCAGTTAACGAAAAAGGCGAGCTTATCATTATCAACCAGTTTTGGGCGAATATGTGGCGGGTTTACGGTGAAGGTGAGATCGGCCAGGTAGAGGGAAGGATATATAACTGGGATAAAACCCCGCTTTCTCATTTTCTCGCTTTGTCTAAAACATCGTACTTCGGTGTGGATTGGGGCAAAGTTGATCCCTGGGGTATCGTTGAGGTTAAATATCATGATGGTGACCTTTACGTTCGGGAAAGGCATTATAAGAGCGAAAACGAGATCGAAAAGGATATGAACCCCGATCTTCTTAAGTCTATTCGTAAAGGGCAGAGCAGTATGGGGGATGAGCACGACGGTTTAGTTTGCCATACTTTCAAATCGTTGGGTGTGCCCGAAGATGCGAACATCGTTTGCGATAACAACCGACCAGCTAAGATCCGGTCCTTACGCCGCGGCGGATGGGAATACGCGGTCGCCGTTGGGGGTAAAACAGATCTGATAAATAGAATCGCTGTGCTTTCAGGGCTTAACATTTATTTCACCGATGATTCGGTACACCTTGATGCTGAACAAGAGGTTTATTGTTACGCACAGGATAAAAACGGAACGATGTTAGAAACCCCCATAGATCAGGACAATCACTTAATCGATGCTTTAGCTTACATCGTTCAATGGATGTTTAACGAGGGAATAATAAAAAACATTTGATTAATTGATATTTACCTCTATATTCGTGTAAAAAACCCGTTACGTTGAATTGGTTAAAGAACATATTTTCCGGAAACTCAGGGATAGGCAGCATCAGTGCGATGTCGTCTACAGTTAACACCGACTTTTTTACCTTCGCGCCCGATGCTGATTTTTTAGCGATAACCAGCGATGCGGAAAAGATAAAGGCGGTATTCTCAAACCCCGCTGTTTTACGGGTTTTTAAGCTACAATGTGATATGTTTTCACAGGGTAAATTCTATGTTTACAAGGATGGTGAGTCGGTAGAAAGTGATCCTTTTCTGGACATGATGAACAAGCCTAATTTTTTCCAGAATAAACGTCAATGGCTTTGGGATTTCATGTTCTGGAAAATGTTGGGTAACGCTTATTGCTACTGTTACAGCAATGTACCCTCTAAAGATAATACAATGTATTTCCTGGATAATTCTAAAATGACATTATCCACCGAATTGCTCGCATATAAAGACAGGTTCGTACAGGCTAAAGCAACGCGTAAACTGATCGATGATCTGACAGTAACGTATACGCATGCCAACGGTACGACTGAAAAAATAAAATGGGGTAAGATTACGCACCTCACTGATTTAACGAACGGTGTGGGTAACTGGTTTAAAGGTCCGAGCGCCGTAGATGCTTTGCACCAGATCATTACCAATTCAAACGAATCTACTGCGAGTAAAAACGTTGTTATTCGCATGATGCGTAAATTCATGGTTGCCGGTAAAGCTGACCCTGATAACGTATCAGTTTCACCGCTAAGCAATATGGAGAAACGGGATATTGAAACCAAAATGAATGGTTTAAAGAATATCCATGCGTTTAAGTCTATGATCGATGTTAAACGTTTTGTTGAACGGGTGGACATTGCGGAAAAACTGGATGCCTCTTTCAGAGATGATTTTATTAAGGTTGGCGGGCACTATAATATCCCCCGTGAGGTTTTGGATGCCGCTTTCGAAGGGTCCACGTATGAGAACCAGGAGAAAGCCCGCGGCGCTCACATCGATTATAACATGATGCCCGCTGGTGAAGATCTTTGTTCGGGTCTGGATAACAGATTTTTGTATTCAGAGAACGGCAAAACCATTCTGCTGTCGTGGGATCACCTCTCATTTACCCAGGTGTTTGAAAAAGAACGTGCAGAAGTTGTAAAGTTGAAAGCCGAAACGCTGTTGCTGCTTATGAAAGCCGGCGTTAAGAAGGAAGAAATAAACCAGATGTTAGATTTAGAAATAACGGATTTAGATTATGAGCCAGCAAAAAGATCAAACACAACCAACAGCAACGGAGAAACTGGCGCAGGCCAAAAGTAAACCGTTTAGCCCGGAAATTAAAGCTGCGATTGAAAAAAAGCAGAAATACGTTAATAACAATCAAACTGTAAACAAATGATACTTTGCAGCGAATTAAATAAACAATTCCACGACCAGGAACAGATGTTTAAGGCTTTGATCGCCAATAAGTCGGGGATCATCACGCTGAAGAAATCCGTTTTCAAGGAAAGTGACGGCTTCAGTTACCTGCTTACGGATGATGAGACAAAGAAAGGGTTATGTCTTAAGGCTAATGAAGCTATAGACGATCCCAACATTACTCAGCTTGCTACCCGGGTAATCATGAATACCACTAATATCATGGACAGCCATAAAGATGTCCATATTGATAACATCTGGAAACGTTCTTTAAAGGCTTCGGCCGTTAAAATACACTTGCAGGAGCACAGTCGCAGTTTCGATAAAGTTATTGACAGTGCAGCTAAAGCATACATTAAGACGTTTGATATTTCGAAAATCGATCCCGACTACTCAGGTAGTACACAAGCGCTGATGTTTGACAGTATCGTTAAACAGTCTCGTAACCCCGAGATGTTTAAGCAGTACAAAAACGGATGGGTTGACAATCATTCAGTAGGTATGCAATATGTTGACCTGGTGTTTTGCGTTAATTCTTCTGCTGATTGGGCAAAAGAAGAAAAAGATAATTGGGATAAATACTACCCCTCAATCATTAATAAAGAAGTTGCGGACGTTTACGGCTATTTTTATGCTGTTATTGAAGCTAAATTAATTGAAGGGTCGGCGGTGCTATTTGGTAGCAATTCCTTTACGCCGACCATGGACAACAATCTGAAATCCGCGGCAGCACTTTCAGAAGAGGACATAATCGAACCGCCGACAGGCACTCAAGCAAAAGGAGCGTATATTTTTAACCCAAATTTATTTTAAAATGGAATTTAAGTACAAATCAAGCGCTGATATTGCGGCGATGTCCGACGATGAGCGTAACAAGTATGCTGAAGATCTGAGAGATCATGCAGCGAAAGAGAACCAGAAAGCTATTGAAAAAGCTTTAGAACCTCTTAACAAAGAAATCTCAACTTTAAAGGTGTCTTTAAGTGAAGCTACTGAGCTGGGTAAGGAATTGCAGGATAAACTGGATACTTCTGCCAAAGGTGATACTGTTGAACAGGTAGTTTCCAAGTTTATCACTGACAATTTTGCCACGATCAAAACTCTGAAATCAAGGGGTACGGGTCTGATCGAGTTTGAGATCAAAGCGGTAGGTACAATGACAACTGAATCGGCTACCAATCCTGACGGTATCCCTGTTCTGGTTGGCGTGCAAATGGCGCCGCCTACACGTGTTAATTTGCGTACCACCATCACTGATGGCCTGGTAACTAACTTTAACACTAATTTAGCGGCCTATCCGTATACTGAGTCCGTGCCTAAAGAAGGACAAGCGCAGTTTGTTGCTGAGGGAGCACCTAAATCTCAGATCGATTTTAAAATCGAAACCCGTTACGCTGAACCAGTTAAAGTTGCGGCGTGGATACACTTAACCGAAGAATCTGTAAAAGACATCCCGGGATTACAATCCATCGCAACCGGCTATCTGAAAGATATGCACGATCTCAGAAAACAAAGGGGCATCCTGTTCGGTGATGGTATCTCACCAAACCCTAAAGGAGCCACGTTGTACGGACGTACTTTCGTTGCCGGCGCAATGGCCAACAGGGTAAGGTTCCCGAACATCATGGATGTTGTCAATGCTGCGATCACTGATATTTACGTGACTCCTAATTACGAGGATGAGATGCCATATCAGCCATCTTTGGCGATGATTAACCCAATTGACTTCTTTGTTGATTTCGTGGCCGCTAAAGATGAGAGAGGTTTACCGTTGTACCCGACTGCCAGTCTGTTTAACAGGGTGACCATCGGCGGGGTGACTATTATTCCGGAACTGGACATTCCTGCAGGTAAAATCTTTGTTGGCGATATGTCGAAGTACTTCGTATCCAATTATGTTGGTTACGTGGTGAAAATCGGCTGGATCAATGACGATTTTATCAAAAATCAGTTTGTTATTTTGGGTGAATCTCGTTTCCATGCTTTTGTTAAAAAACTGGATCAAAACGCTTTCATTTATGACGACATCGAAACGATCAGAACAGCCATAACAGCGGCTTAAACTTTACAACTATGGAAGTAATAGTAACAGCCCCCGTATGGGGAAGGTACAAAGAGGGTGACAAGATCACCCTTAATGACTCCACTGCCGAAGCCTGTATAAAAGCGGGTAAGGTGGTTGCCGCAGCGAGCGGAAAGTCTGAACAGGAGAAAGCAGATAAAGCTGAACAGGAGAAAGCTGCCAAAGCTGAACAGGAGAAAGCTGCCAAAGCTGAACAGGAGAAAGCTGACAAAGCTGAACAGGAGAAAGCAGATAAAGCTGAACAGGAGAAAGCAGATAAAGCTGAACAGGAGAAAGCAGATAAAGCTGAACAGGAGAAAGCAGATAAAGCTGAACAGGAGAAAGCAGATAAA